GTCGGTCACCTTGCGGACGTTGTCGAGCAAGCGATCTGCGAAGGCTTCGATGGGGTCCTCATTGCGCTTCAGCCAATCACGCATGAACCCGAATGACACCTCTGCCTCAGGGTTATGGTGCAAAATGGATGCCTCTACGGGTGGGTCATATTTGTGGTTAAGGGTTCCGACAAGCCTCAGGGTGGCGGCAATGTGGGTGGGCGCAGGGTCTGCCCCCAAGAAGCTAGCCAGCTTGCGGTTGATCTCTTCAGCCTCAAACAAGGCAAGCCCAGAAGCTGGGTTGTTCAGCCGCCAAAACATATGTACGCCGCCGCCGCTATTCACAATGAATGTTGGGTCAGGCATGGGATCACTCTCATTCTCAACGAAACTGATCTCATCAAAGGGCCGGTCAATATCTACCCAGAGGTGGCAGACCTCCTCGACATCCCGCTTGGTGGCGGTAGATGCATGGGTCTTCATTCGGCCTTGGCGAAGGTGGATACCCCAGCCGTCTGCCTCACGGGATTCAACCCAATCGAAAAAGTCTGCTGAGAGGTCGGCGGAAAAGGTCTCAGCCCTCTCGCCTTTGAAGGCGTGGAAGACCAGCTTGCCGTCTTGTTTGTGCTGATAAATGTCGGTTAAGAAGTCTGCGATAGTGGCCTTGTTCATCTGTACATTCTCCGTCTGTCAACGATTCCATAGATGATAAGCCCTATGTTTTATTATTTCAATGTGTCTGTCGCCACTATGGGTAATTAGTTTGTCTGCCACTATATGTGGTGCTATAATTCAATCGTGGTGCGGTTTTCTCCCTGTCCACACCACATTCTGTAGTCTGTCATCCCTGGCGAGGTCGCATTTAATTATGTGGCCTCGTCTTTTTTCGGACAGAATACTCATTTTAATGTTGTGTTCCTCCCGGGGTCTGTTAAAAGGGTACTTGATTATTTGAACTCACGTTTTGACAGACAGGCAGAAACAAGATGACAGGCTCTCCCTTCGATCTCATTCGGCGCTATAACCGCCACGTCCTCACCAACCGCATCAGACCAGACTGGCCCGACAGCTTCCCGGTTCAGCCCTTCGATCATCAGATCGACGGGGCTTGTGCGTTCTTGGAAAGCGATGGGCGCATGATGCTGGGCTGGGAAATGGGCAGCGGAAAGACCATAGGCGCGGCCTTGATTGCTCACGCGATCAACGCTGGTCCAATGGTGATGTTCGCCCCCGCTTCAGTCCTCCTTCAACACAAGCGTGAAATGCAGAAGGCGTTACCCAATCGCGAGATACACATCTTCAAAGATAAACTGGAGGTCACCGATGCAGACAACGCTCTCATCCTTGTTTCATATCACCGAACAAAGGGGTTTAAGGAATGTCTCAAAACCCTGCCGTTTAGATTTGAACTTGCTGTTCTTGACGAAAGCACTTTCATCAAATCCCACAAAGCGAAGCGCACCAAGGACATTGAAGCGATGCTTCAGAGTATCCCTCTGGTGCTTATGCTTAGTGGGACTCCTATCCTTAACCGTCCTGTTGATCTCTTCACTCAACTCCGCATCACAAACCCCGACGCCTTTAAAGACTGGTGGCGTTTCACTCGTAGGTACTGCAACGGACACCAAGGACCTTTTGGCTATTTGGCAGACGGACTGAGCCACGCTGACGAATTGGCATCACTCACAAAGTCCGTCATGCACCGTGTCCTCAAGAGTGAGTGCATGGATTTGCCGCAGAAAATCCGCACCAAGTTACCCGTGAAAATTGCCGCAAAAGAATACGATGACTGGCATCAGGAGACACTGGATGTCGGGATGCAGAAAGCGGTCCACGCATACGACTGGTATGTGGATTGGAGAACCAGTAACCCTGAGGGCAAGCTGGTTATCTTCACCACTCATGTGGATGTTGCGAAACATATTGCCGCTGCTATCGGCAACGAGCGTTGCGTCTTCTTTACAGGTGAGACCCCACAGTCTGAACGTCAGAAACTCATTCACCGTTTCGAGCATGATCCCTTCGATAACACGTCTGCGCTAGTCGCGACGATTGGGGCTGGCGGTATGGGGCTGAACCTTCAGTTCGCTGACACCCTTCTCTTTGTCGAGATGGATTTCTCTCCGATGCTCATGTTGCAAGCTGAAGATCGTATCCATAGGGCTGGCATGAAGAGCGATGTGAACATCAACTATATGGTCGCGGAGGATACCTATGATGAGAAGCTATTCCGTTTGCTGATTAGTAAGTACGGCATGGCTCACCGTGTCATCGACGGACTGTTCGACAAGGATCAGAACGTCTTTGCGGAAGTGTTCCAGCAAACCCGCGCAACCCTAGTCGATGAGGTGGCCTGATGGATACCTGTGTGATTTGCGATAAAGAGGCAGACGTGAAGATGCGCGGTGTTCCCTACTGCTCTGATCATAGCCTCGTTCACATGGTCATGGGGATGTCTGACTCCTCAGAGCCAGAACCTCAAGCCGTTCAACTGGAGTTGCCACTTGGTTAATCAACTTCTCACCTCAGTAATAGGGCTTTCATACCCTGCTCCGCTGATTGTGAGTCGGAGCCATCAGTCCTGGCTCAAAGAAGTTCTGCTGTTCGCAGTTAGGAGAGTTGATGCGCGGAGATTGATAACCTCTCGCGCTCCTCTAAAGGGCTTCACGACTTCACTAGACCAGAGGGGGAATGGGTCTGTTCGCGCATCCTCGTTCCCTCTCTGGGTTTTTTCTGACAGACAGACAGACGGAGAACTTACAAAATGAGACTGGATAAATTGATCGACGCACTCAGAGACCCTAACGAATTTCTGTTTCACGAAATTAAGATGACTCTAACTGAGCGGAACTCTTTCCTCAGTTACTTAGGGCTTTATGGCGTGGCAAGGCATGGGCCGCCGCAACTTTTTGATTTTGGTTTAGTCCCAGACAAGCAGATTGGCAGGGAGGCGAAAGTTATTTTAGAGCCGTTGTATGAGGGCTTCGTTAGGCTCCCTGCACCCGTCTGTGTGTTCAAACGCGATTGGTTAGGTAGCAAGGAGTATGGGTCAAATCATTTCCTTCAAGCACTTACTGATGAGGAAAATGTAAGTAACTTTCATTCATTCCTCAGGGGTGATGGCCGCAATAAATTCTCAACCTACACACTGGTTTATGAACTCTATAAAGCGACTGGCACTGAAGAAAAGATAACCTACGAAGACCATGAGAGAGCCTTTCAAGGAATATCTTATCACGATTTCTGTATCCATCATAACACAGGTGAATGGCTCTGGGATGGCACTGGCTATGAAATAGACGTTATGGGGCAGGACGCTCAACTCGAATGGCATCATAAAAAGCGCATAAGCTACAAAGGTCAGAATGGGCTTGAAGCTGACCTCTTCACTGACGAACACTTTAATCAGAATGCCGTCAGGACTTCACGTCATATGCTTGCGTGTCTCTCACGTTTGAACGGTTTGGGTGTGGGGCGTGAGACCTATGTTGCTCCACCAAAGCTCAACAAGTCACGGATCAAAAAGGGCAAGACGCCTCTTTCGGACTACACCAAAGTCCGCATTGCGCCATACCGCGCACCGTTAGGCCACAGCGGACCACACGATGAGGTCAGTCGGAAGCGTTTCCATTTTCGGCGCGGCCATATCAGACACTTCCAGAATGGTGAGAAGACATGGGTGCGTCATGCCCTAGTTGGAAACCGCGAGGACGGCGAAGTCACTCATGAGTATGAGGTGAGGACGTGATTAACTTTACCAACATCGTGAATGAAAACATTCACAACACATCAGCATCAAAGACGTGGGGTGGACATGACCGCTCCCAGACAATCGGTGCGTCTGAGATTGGTGGATGTTTGCGAAGGCTTGTCTATTCCAAACATGGGGTGGAGCAGGACGCAGACTTTTTCCAAGACTTGGGTGCAGCAGAGCGCGGCAACGTAATCGAAGACTGGCTCGACAATCTCCTAAAGGGTGGTCTCCCCGACAACGTCAAGATCATCTGGTCTGGCAAGAAGCAAAAGACGCTGGTGCATGGCAAGCAGTCAGCGACACCTGATGGGCTTCTGTTAAGCACAGACGGTGATCCGTTTGAGATTGAGATCGATGGTCAAACTTATAAGGGGACTTGTGTCTACCTTGAGATCAAGAGCATCGATCCCCGCCCCTTCGACAACCTCAGTGAGCCGAAGGCCCAACACGTCACACAGTGTCGGCAGGGTATGCACCTGACCTACATCACATCCAAGAACAAGTACGCCCCAAAGTTTGCTGTAATCATCTATGTCAATGCCAGCTTCTTGAATCAGATCAAGGTCTTCAAGGTCGATATGCACACGGACATAGCGCAGCATCTTGAGGTCCGCGCAAACTCTGTGTGGTCTGATTACACGCCAGACAAACTGCCGATCCCTGAGGGTAAGATCGAAGGCGGCAAGGAATGTATGTACTGCGCTTGGCGCAAGCGATGCCAGAACATTGAGGTATCCAGCATCCCGACAAACGAGAATTCAAATTACGTTGAGGCGGTTGAACACCGTGTTCGTGATCTCGCCATCAAACGAAAAGAACTTTTCGCAGTTACCAAGTCTGACGGTGTCCGCTTGAAGGAGATCGATCAGGAAATCATGGAAGTACTGCGGGAGGCAGACACACGAAAAGTGTCTGGAGACTGGGGGTCTGTCACTGCGTTCAGTGCCAAGTCCCCTCCCCGATATGATAAGGCGTTGTTTGAGAAGCAGGGGCTGGACCCCAAGGAGTTTCAGACATCAGGTGATTATTCATCACGGCTTAACATATCACTCAAGTACTGATTGTTGACAGACAGACAGAACAAAGAAGTAACCGCAAACCGAGAAGGAACTCACAAGATGAGCCAAGCACTCCAAGAAAATCCAACCCCAAGTTTCGATGTAGCACTGGCCGACAAGTTGGTCAATGACATCGATAGCCTCGCCTCACGCATGACCGTAGGCGGGACATCATTCGTCAAATTTAAGAAGGGCGATTGGGTAGTTGGCAAAGCCGAAGACACGTTCCCCGAGAACAAATTTGAGGCTGTGCCTAACTTACCGCAGATGAAGCACGGCTGGGTGTGTTGGAAAGACGGCCAACTGGTAGACGAACATTGGGTTACCGTTGGCGAAACCCTCCCAGAGAAATCGGCATTGCCTGATCACGGTCCTTACGCTCAGTCGAACGATGGGTGGCAAGAGAACTTCCGATTCGATCTCAAGATTTTGGCGACCTTGGGTGTGCCAAGTGAGATCAACGGTCAGTTCACTGGTGCATCGAAAGGCGCACAGTCTGCCATTGGTGCAATGATGAAGCAGTGGGTAGGCGACTGTAAGGACGGCACGGCGGCGGGTAAGGTTCCTGTCGTTACGTTCTCTGCCGATCACTACAAGCACTCTAGCTATGGGAAGGTGAACATCCCTAAGATGACCGTTACGCGGTACATCGAACAGGGGGCAATGTCCTCAAGCCCAGAGCCAGAGGCTCCCGCTCCGAAGACCTCTAAGAAGAAGCCCAACTTAGAGTAGTGCCATCGTTGGAAGAGGTTTTGGGTGGTGGCTCACAAGCCACCCCCACCTTCCACGATTTCATGGAAGACAAGAACCTTCGCTACGTTAGGGATGACGGCGAACTCGAAAATGTTATCCAAGAATTAGAAGCTCTGGTTACAGACAATCCAGACAAACAGTTGCTGTGCGTCGATGTCGAAACCACGGCAGTCCAAAGTCTGCTCGACAGCTACGAGAAGAAGTTCAACGAGCATGATGCTGCGCGTCAGACTTTTGACGCATTTCCTCCGTTAGCCAAGTGCGACTCAGAACAGCGCATAAAGCGAAACGAAGCCAAGGATGCGATGGCGCAAGCCAAAGCAAACCTCAACGGTATCGCGAGGCACGTTAAACGTAGTGGCCTCAATGTCTATGTCGGTCAGGTCAGACTACTCCAACTCCATTGGGGTGGCGACGATGTGATCGTCATTGATCGTTGGCAGATTTCCCCGAAGAAATTTAGTGAGCTTGGGGAACGTGTCCTCAATACAGAGGACGTTGTCTGGCTTGCCCACAACGCACAGTTCGATGTGAAGATGCTTTCGCAGATTGGCATCACGCCAGCGAAACATCCGCACTGCACATTGCTGCAAGCGCAAGCACTGGAGAGCGTGAGGGAAGTTTCAAAAACTCTCGCCTCACGTTGTCAGCATATGCTGGGCAAAGAGCTTAACAAGCAGCAACAAGCTAGCGACTGGGGCCGCGATCCCCTGGATCAAAGCCAAATCCACTACGCCGCTGGTGATGTCGTTGCAACTTGGGACCTTCATCACGTTCAGCTTCCAAAGCTCCAGCAGATTCAGCGCACACCAAACGAAGACTGTGAATGGGTCTATGACCTAATGAGGTCTGGCATCCGCGCAGTCAATGAGGTGATGGTCACGGGCATCGCGTTTGAGAGCGAGATGCATAAGGACCTCGCGACGAGACTGGAAGCTGAGAACGAAGCTGGGAGAGTCAAAGCTCTCAAATCGTTTGAGACAGAGAGTGCAGACGGCGCACCTCCAGTGGAGAACCCTGCGTCAGTTCTGCAAGTCGCGAACTGGCTGCGTTACCATCTGGAGAAGTTTCCTCCTTACAACTCTGACGGCTGGCCGAAGACAGACACGGGGCAGTTACGGGTTGGCAAGGAACAGATTCTTGAACACATCAAGATGCTGCCGCCAGACAATCGCGGCCCCTTGTTGGCTATGGCCGCATGGGCTGAAGCGAAGAAGAACAGTTCCACTCTAGGCACCGACTTCAGCCGCTTCATTAACCCCATCAGCAACCGCATTCATGCCAGCTTTCGGATTGGTGGAACCGAGACTGGTAGGTTTTCTGTTACCGAGCCAGCACTCCAGACAATCAATGCGACTGAAGAGTTCAGACATCTGTTTGTCCCGAAAGACAGACACAGTCTGATTGTCTGTGACTACGGGCAGATCGAAGTCCGGGTGGCTGCTGCCATGGCAAACGATAAAGTTCTATTGGATGCCATCGAAGAGGGCTTGGACATCCACAGTCTGACAGCCCGTCACTGCTTCAAAGGTGAGTACCCCGAGGGAGCGGACGATGACTATTTCAAAAAGGGAAAGGGTAAGCCCTTCCGGTCAGCAGCCAAAGCCTGTATATTTGGACTGATCTATGGTCAAGGACCGCGAGGTCTGGCGCAACGCCTGACAAGCAGCGGACACCAGACCACGCCCAACGAGGCGGGAAGGATTCAACACGATGTGTTGGACCTCTACACCGGCCTCAAAAGTTGGATCAATCAAACTCGCAAAACGGCAGATGACAGTGGGTATCTCTGGACCTCGCAAGGTCGAGTCTACGCACCGTCGCACACCTCACAACTCTACACAAAGTCCGTCAATACCCCCTGTCAAGGTGGAGCCGCTGAGATCACGCAACTGTGCTTGTCGAAATTTCCAAAGGTTTGGGGCGATCTCAACGCCAAGCTAGTCCATGTGGTGCATGACGAACTGATTGCCGAGGTCGCAGACAACCATGTGTCTGAGGCGAAGACCATCATGGAAGATGCCATGGCGTGGGCAGCGATAGAGTTTTTCCCAAACATTCCCAAGAACGGTCTGGTCGAAGGCGGCGTTGGCAAGTCTTGGGGTTCAGCGAAATAAGGTCGATTTGATGAGTTACAAGCAGGACAATACTGTCTTCCGCGATCATTTGTCGGAAGAGATTTTCAACAATAAATATCGTCACGAAGGCTGCGAGACTTGGCCTGAGTTGGCTAACACGCTGGTCGAAGATGTCTGCTCTGGCCTCTTAGACAAGACGGATACTGACTGTCTGAAGTGGATGATCTCCACCATGCGGTTCATCCCGGGTGGGAGATATCTGTATTACGC